TTAAATAATTTCCATTTTCCAGTTAAATGTTTCAGCCAACATTGTTCCAGATGTTACTACTTCCATATAAACATAAAATTCTTGTGATGCACTATCAATACCTTCAAGCCTAATAATATTGCCGATATTACCACTTTTTCCTTTATCAAGATTTTCTAATTTGCAATTTTTAGACCCCAAACTTTGCCATTGAAGACAAGCACCTACTTTTTTCTTTTGAAAAACATATAAAGCGCCATCAGCATTACCTAATCCATCTTCATTATATAAAGATGTATTAAACTCAGCTAAAATAGCACTTGCTTTAGATGTATCAATATTTGTTTTTATAAATCCACCAAACATCACTCTAAATTGATTATTAGTAGAAATAGCACCTAAATATACATTACTAGAAGCACCAGTATCATTAAGTTTTACTACTCTTTGTTCTGGTACAAAGTCTTTATCAAAAGGAGAACCTAAATACATATTCATACCACAAATAGTACCACTATCCTTTTTAGCAAATGTTGGTAACATATTATTAATTTGCTCTTTAGAGTATGTATTACTATCAAAAAAAATATTTAATGATCTTTTTGAACTATCGTATATTACTTTAACATCTTTGAATACTTTATTATTATCTATTAAAGATCCGCTTGTAGCACCTGTATCTGTATTACTACCGATAAATTTAAAAGTATTGGTTTCTTTATCAAATTCAACATTACCATCAAATTTAATATCACCATTAGCTTTATCAGAATCCTTAGATATTGATGATACAAGGCTTACTGGTATTATTGGTTTATTTTTAATAAAGTCTACAGCTTTTTCATCTGTCTGTTTCCAATCAGCCTGTTTTTGTTCAAAAGGTTTAGTTTCAGCAACATACAATTTACCAGACCAATCAATTTTTAATGTCTCGCCATCAGGCTTTACTACACCAAATTTTTCTGATGTTGCTTTAACAACATCAAGTGTAGTATTATCAATATTACCTCCTACTTCAATAGTACCTTTTGGTGATGTAATCTTTTTAATACCATCCCCACCTTGACCGTCAGATATATATTTCCAATCAGAGAATTTATTATTAACACCATCGTAAGATCTTGTATACAATAATTTTCCATCTTCTGAAATTATCTCTTGTAACTGTGCAAATTTTTCTTTAACAGCAATAGCTCTAAAAATAAAGTTTCCTTTAATATCTACTGGAATATTTTTAATATCATAATCACTAGCATTTCCTGCAAATTCATATTTGGCAGCATGGATCAAATCATTAATATCTATAATTTTTTTCATTGACAACTCATAAAATATAGGTTGTTTTAATAATATCTATATAATATGAAGTACAAAATTTAAAATTATTTGTATAATTTTATTATAGGTTTTAGCCCGATTTCTGGAGTTTTTTGCATTTTTTTAATTCGCATAAATAGTGACAATCTAAGAGTGTTTCTAGTTTGATATATGCCTTGAGAAATAGTACCAGTTAAATTATTTCTGCTTTGTATTTTTCCAATACTTACGTAGGGATATTTATTTATCAAAAAATCTACTGCCCCATCCTTTAAATATAATTCAAATTCTCTCATTGCATTATCAGAGTTATCATTTAAAAAGTCTAACTGTATAAATATTTCGTTTTCAGTAATAGTTGTCTTTAATTCATTTTTTTGCAATCTTACAGGTCTTAAATTTCTAGTATCCTCATATAACTCTTGAAAGCTTACACAAGGCTCATTCTCTCCAAACCTTAAAGTATTCTGTAACCCTTTAACAATTTGTTCATATCTGTACCCTATATCAGCATCATATATCATATCTTTAACTGCAATAAATAGATCTCTTTGTTTTTTATCTAATTCCATTTTTATATAACTCTTTTTCCTCTACTGCTAATACCCTTTGCCAGCCTGTATGATAATTATCTAATAACTTAACAACCCTGTAGTAGAAACCATTATATTGAATATAGTCACCACTAGATTTTTTTGTGTTACTTGAAGATGTTAAATGCGTATCAAGTGTATTAAAAATTCTATATGTTTTGCCAACTTCATTAATAAGACCTGGAATATTAGCTAATTCATCTGTAGCTGATTGTTGTCTGGCTTTTGTTTTTATCCTTTCATATTCAGGTATAACATTTCCATCTATATCGGTATTACTTCCAATATTATAAAGAACATTAACCTCTACTATAGGGTTAATAACATTTAATCTTTTATGAACTAATTTGCCAAGCTTAATCATTTATCTACCTTAAAAGAAATGTTATTCATTAATTCACCAGTAGCCAAAAGAGGCTTATCTCCTGATATACCCTTTTTATCTCTCATCATAAGTGTAAATTGTGATAATTTCTGATATTCTCCGCTTGAAAATATATTTTTATAATCTTCCACAAATTTAGGTCCCAATTCATTTAGAGATTTGTCTAAATCAAAATTATTATCATACAGACTTGTTTTAAAATCTTTAATCCATTTAAATTTATTCTCAAATATTGTTTTTTGTTTGTGTGGTCTTGCTGGTATAACAATAGGATTATTTGATTTATTAACATCATATTGACTAAACCAACCTTTCATCTTATTTGTTGGTTGAATAACTGCTCCATTTTCCATTACGGCAGCTATCATAGATTGTTCGGAATCAAACCAACCAATTTTTATTTTCTTTTTACTAGATAAGTTATTAATTTTTTTAGTTAAATTATTTAACATATTGTTATCCTAAATATGGGATTTCACCATCCGATAAATATAAACCTCCGCACCCATAAGTTTCTAATAACTGCATAACTCTTTGACCATATATAGTTGTTGCCCACCACTCATAATCTTTTTTTACATTCATATCAAATTTAGCGCTATCTGAACCTTGAGATGCAGAGGATACTCGACCAAGTACTTCATTATCTTCTAACGTTAAAATATGAGCTAAAACTATTGATAACCAATACAATTTATCTTCATCATTATCAAAAATACTTGATACAATAGATCCAATTACCATAGCTCCATGCATGAAATCATTTTTCAATTTATTATCTGACAAATCACTAAATTGTGGATAATCTTTTTTAAAATCTACAGGATTAAATTTCATATTTAAATATCCTTAAATAAATGCTAATGCAAATGATAAGATTCCACCCAAAGTTAATGTTTGAGGTGGTTTACTTGTAAATTTAACTTCTATATCTCCTAGCCCATCTTTATTTATACTAGGTGGTGCTGGAATTTGAGTAAATACACAGTCAAAAAATAATGATTGTGTCATAGTAGGAATGTTTAAATAATATAAAGTTCCTTTGGTGGTAATATTCTTATTTTGATGCTTGTTAGCAAATACTCTTAGATTTACTAAAGCTATATTTTCAGGATGAAAATATAATGTGCCAGAAAAAACATAATTCTTTTTAGTTCTAACAATCTTACCATTCATTGATGGCTTCGATAATGTATTCTCTGGTATATTATCGTAATTTACAAATTTATCTAAACCAGATCCTTCACTTAAAACAATTGGTAATGATGAAAATGAAATCTCATCAGGAACGAATATTATATATGATCTAATAGCAGAGTTTTGATAAAACATCTCAACCCCTTATTATACTATTTAAGATCCAAATAAAGCTCCTATTGCGGAAATAATATTCCAAATAGTACCCAACATATAGACACCTTAATAGACATAATATGAATAATAAAATTATAACAGATATTAACATTTATTACCTCACATCATCAAAAATTTCATCTGAAAGATTTATGTCAAAATTATTTAAATTTAATAAGTTATCTCTAAATTCTTTGTTGGTCATCCCTCCATTAGACTTAATAACAACCATTCTATCTATAGCATCATTTAATAAATCTGACTGTTTATATTCATCTAATGTTCCTGGTGGATTAAATTCCACATAAATATTATCTTCAATTTCACCCCAAAGATTTAACATACAAATTTTACATATATTATCCTTAGCGGTTTCTAACATTCTCTTTCTATTTGTTTTCAATCCTTGATTAAAATTTTCAAGATCGTGCTCTCCTGTAGCATTCATTCCTCTTGGAGCTTGTCCAAATAATTTAGATACTGGTATACCTTGAACAGCACATATAGCTTCTGCTTGTTGCTGTAAAATATCAACAAGACCGGTTAAATTCATTTGAATTTGTTGAAATTCTTCATCTTGATTTAAGGCAAATATCCCATGATTATTTTTTAGTAAAATAAAATTCTTTATTCTATTAAGCATTTTTTTAGCTACACTAATTTTTACATCTGAGTTACCACTTATTGTATTTATAGCATTAGTATTTGTTTTAAGAATATTTGTATTATATCTAGATACTATTTTGATTATTTCTTTTTTAGTATTTTGATAAGCATTTACGAATGGCAACACTTGCTGAGATAAAGATATGCCACCAAATAAGTATAATGGTGCTAGTATATTAGTAAGTTCACTATATACAACTCTCATAATTCTACTGCAGTCTATAGTTTTACCCATTACACTATATTTTTTTGGTTTGTAAAAATCATCAACTAAAGGATTAGTTGTATTAGTTTCTATTGGAACGGTCCATAATGGCTCTAAGACTAAAAATCCTTGTAATGATCCTTTTGATATTTTTGTTGAGTTGTATAATAGCTCATTTTCTAAATCATCTTGATCATTTTTAATTTTAGGATAAATATATGAAACCCCAAGCAATAAAGATTTATAAGCTACACTAGATAAAATCTCTTCAACGTTTAATCTTTTTAATTCTTTCTCTAATTCTTGAACTTTATTATTCAAACTATCGTCATTTGAATAAACTTTTAGTCCTTTTTCAGTCATACCATCAGAATTTATTTTACAAATATTATGCACTAATGGATTTTGCTGCAAACTAGATAAAAATGCATATCCTAAAAAGTTATTCTCAACTGCAAGACCATCAATATTACTATTCATATTAGCTATTGTTGGCTTACTATCTGATGCAAAACCTTTAATATTATTTGCTCTAACAACATTACCTTTAGAATCAATAACCTCAGGATACACTAAATTTTTATTTGAGTATTTTATTTCATCAACGTTATTTTGTAACATTAAAAATGATAGTTCATCACTAAAAAAAATATCATTATTTATATCTTTTTCATTATTTTTAGATATATATTTTTGATTTTTCATTAGATAAAAATATTTAAATATAATTTAGATAATTTTATTAAGTACAAATTCCTCAAAAATTCTAACAATATCTAAAGCTTCAATTTCTTTCAAAGTTAGTTTTTCAAATATTTTAGTAGTTGATTTAAAGGTATCAAATAAGGTATCCCAATGTATTTGGTTTTCTAAATATTGTAATTGTACTTCAAAAACTTTTATGGGTTTATCGGATATTTTAGGTACAACTATTTCATCAACTTTTTTAAGTGAAGCAATTTCTCTAGCAATGGCTAGTTCACTTTCAAACTCAGATGGTTTAAATTCTAAATCTCCATCCTTATACATAAATGCTTGTTGTTTATTTTTATACACAAATACCTTAAGTAGATTAAGCTTTTCTTCAATTGCATATTCAACAGGTTTTATAAAAGAAATATTTTTAGGTTCTTGATTAGGTAGGTACAAATCATAGTATATGTCTATAGCTTTTCGCCATTTGCCATTTACAAGTTCATAATACTCTTTATTTCTATTATCTTTTAATAATTTCCATTTACCATCAATTAAACAAGCAACTTCATCAGCACCTGCCATTGGTGGTTTTTCAGTAGTTGAATATTGAGGATTATTGAATACTCCAGTAGGTTTTCCATCCAATGTCGCATATTCTTCACAAACTTTTTCTTCAGTAAATTGTGGATATTTTGCATCTCTACCGATTAGTTCACAGCAATAGAAAGTTTTAGTATTTCCTGTTGTTTGAATGGGCTTAGATGAAACACAAAGGTAAAAAGGATATGCTGTGTTTATAGGTCTAACTTCTGCTGCTGCGCTTACTATATTTGATGAATTAAAAATACATCTAACAGTGTTGCGTGAACCCCCACTAATCGGAGTGCTACCTCCATAATCCTCACCTTGTGTGAACGCCCCAGCAGGGTTAAGTGACCCATTTGCCCCTTTAATTATGTCCACCCCCCCAGAAATGTTTACTATCGCATCAGCTTGACAAGTGCCTGCGTTCCCTGCATTTCCCCCTATCATTCTAAAAAACCTTCCTCTGTTATCGGCTATATATATCATATCTTCTGTTACTTTCGTAAATACAGAGGTATCTAACAGCTGCTTAATTTGGTCTTCAGTAATTGATACAGATGCTTTAGGGAAATACTGACCTGCTAATACCACCATACCATTAGCCCTTTGAGTAGCTAAATCATAAGAACCGAATGTTATTGTGCCTACAGGCATCTTTACATCCTCAACGATAGATACCCAAGATTTACCTATAAATTCTCTATTTTTTAAAAAGTTATCTTTATTATCATCTTTTGTACTATAGACTAATTGTTTACCTACATAGTCCCAAAGAACATCATCTTTAGCATAGCCACCAGCATTAGCCCAATTTTGATCAAATGTGTACTGCCCACCTCTATTCATATAAACAACATGGTCATATACAGGAAATAATGCTCCGTTAACTTCAACCCTTTTAACGTATTCACCACCCTTTTTTATAGGTGTAGATTGTGATAATGGGAATCCTAGCGGATATGAAGCTTTTTTTACATCCTCACTATCAACAGGCAAAGATTTATCTCCAGCATAACAAAATGGTTTAGTTAATATTTTTGGTTTATTGCTCATTATTTTATTACTCCCAATGTACATCATAATCCACACCAGCTGGACATGGTAATATTTTCATATATTTGAATAATGTTATTTCTACAGGACTTAATGTATAATTAAATCTATATATAAATCCAACCTCATCTTTTTTATTTTCAATCCATCCCTTATAGTTCTTATCTTTTAGCTTAGTATATATATTTACTGCATGATTGCATGATTTTATAGATTTATCTAAAACAAAACTTAAATACCTAAATATTAATAAAATTCGATAATCTTCATCGTTTAAACTTTGTCTGTTGCTGTCAACTCCATAAAAAACACCATTATCAAAATTCATAGGAAACTGATCATCATCAGCTGCAGTATCAAATCCAAAAATATTATCAAAGTCTAAAACATCTATAGCCCTAGATACTTTTAATATCCTTCCCCAATTATCAAGACCTTCCGCTTTACATGTAAATAAATCAAAATAATCTCTATGAAAATCTTCTGCTTTAATTGTAAGATATTCGGTCAAAGATTCTAAAAGAAACTTAAATTTAGTAGCTTTTTGATACTGAATATATATAGACATTTGTTTACATTAAAACAGTTTGCTTTTTATTGGATTTCTCTTTTTTTAGATCTTCCTTATCTAAGAAATCTCCCATAGATTTTTTAAAATCTTTCTTTTTAGCTTCGGCTTCATTTATATTCTTATCTTCCCAAATATGACCTAATTTTAATGCTTGTTCAGATTCTTTTTTAGAATTATATATAATATCCCAAATACTCTTATCAACCATTGTTTCAGCTGGCTTATCATGAACCCAAACCCCCTTATTATCTCTAAGATACGAATTTGTACCTTTAATAATAATTGTGTGAGTTATTCTATGAGTTTGAGACTTATCTTTATCACTATTTTCATCGATTCTTTGATAAGCAGACAACTTAATATCCATTGGTAATCTTGAATAAATCTTTACATTTGCCATTTACAAAACTCCTTTAAACACCGTAAGCAAAACATACAAGTAATGGGTACATGTTAATAGTACCTCCCACTGTATAAGATTGTTTTTCAGACATATAACTAGATCTAATTTCTGGTCTATGCATTCTTAATTTTTCAACAAATAAATCTTTTTGAGGCTTTTCTCCAGTTTCTGGATGATTAACTGAAAGCATAGCTATACTTTGTTCAGCAATACCATTGTCAACTTCTCCTTTCTCGAAGTTTGGCACAAGTTCTATTGTCAAATTAGGAAATGCTTCTCTAATATGTTGACGTACTGTTTTACCAATCATGTTAGGAGTATTTAACGCAGGCTCAACTGATGCAGGTATAGATAAAGTAGCATTTAGTTGAGAATTTACCCTAGCCTCTGCATCTTTAGTAATATCGCTAAACATTATGTTGATATCTCTAATTATTTGGTCAAAAGTTTTGCCAATCCACGATGTTGTAGGCTTAAGTGTCCCTGGAACTAATCCATCGTCCGGCAATGTAATAGCTGGTCTATTATTGATTTCATTTAAAATACCATACACTTTAAATCCATCCGCATTATATCCATGATATCCAATATCATTTTGTTCAAGTGATATTCTTTCAGCATTAGCCATCCTTTTTTCATTAACAACACTAATATTTGCTTGGGCAAGCTGAGCTATTTCCATATCTCCATATCCCAATGTTGTTTCAAATGAAACTACCCTTCTTTCAACAAAATTAGTATTAATGTCTGAATGACCATTATTGCTAAAATCGGAATAAGGTGCGGAACTACCTGATTTTGTCAATATGGGAATATATATTCTTTCTGTACCAAAAGTACCTTGTTGAAATGGGTCTGTAACTTTTGTGTAAGTATTAGCTTTAAGTAACTGTCTAACAATTTTTGGAGATACCACAGACAACATAAATGCAGGAACACCACTTGATGGTAATCCAAATTGTACATCTGCATCATTAGCAAACATATTTTTAGATTTTAAATATTTAACCATATCCGGAACATCTGAATCATTTGCCAAAATAGGAGTATGTCCAACACCCCCAGCATATCCAGATGTGATACCAAAACCTGAGCAATCTCTTGATTTTTCAGGATTCATCTTTGATATCATATTAGCTTTAGACAGGATTTTTTCGGTTGATGTACTGTCGTAACCTATGCCTAAATATAGATTTCTAACTTGGTTAGGATTCATTTTTAAACTCCTCTAAGAATTTGACCTGATAATTGACAAAGCTTTTGAAACTCTTTAACAGGCGTTGATATGTTAGTTATATTTGTATTTGAAATTGTTATCCCTACAACTCGAATATAACCATCGACATCATCTTTTGATGCAACTATAGAACCATCTTTTACACTTACATGAATTTGTTCTCCAGCTTTAGGCTCATGATCTGGTTTTCCATATCCATCAACCCCTGTAACAAGAGCTGCTAAATCACCTCCATCAACAATTGAAACCTGTTTGCCTACAGGTATAGTTGTTGAGTATCCTTTTTCTATATCGCCCCATGATTGTCCCATACTAGCCTGGCTTCTTGGTATAAAACCTGCTATAGAAGCGTTTTCACCAGCTTTATCTTGAGAATTAGCAACTGATATACCATCAGCACACCCAAAACAAAAATTACCTACTGTTAATTCTGTAGCACTAAATTTACCGTTAGCCGCTTGTAATATTGCTGTTCTTGAAGATAATATATCTCCAGGAAAGGCACCATCTATTTGTTTAGAAACCTTTTGTTGAAATCCTGCTATCATATATAACCTCCTTAAAAATTATCGATCCAATCAGCTGTTTTTGAATTAAATGTTGGATTTGAGTCAACCGCAATACCTTTAGATTGTTTTTCTTTACTTGCACTAAAAGCCATATATTTGACTAATGCTTCTTTAGTGTCTAAACTCATACCCTTATAATCTTGCTTCTTAGCTTCAAGAACAGAATCAAAAATCATTTCAGGTGATGCATCTAATGCAAAATTAACTTTACCAAGGACTTGTTCTGCTAATCCTCTTGCTTTTAAGTTATCTGCAATACCTTTAGCTACAAATTTTTGGATCATATCCTCATCAGATGCATTTGACTTTTTACTTTCATCCGAATCTTTAGAGAATCTTTCAGCATCTTCTTTTTGATGCTCTTTTAACTTATTTTCTAAATCTGATATTTTAGAATCTTTTATTTTCAATTGCTCTTTTAACTTAGAAATATCATCTTCAGCATTTTCTTTTTGATTATCATTTACCGTTTTTTCAACTTTTTCTTTGCTGTCATTAGCTTTTTTTAAACTTTCTGGCATAACACCTCCTCTATTTATTATTAAATTCTCAGCAGTATCTGCTATTTTTGCGTTAAGAACTCTTCCTTTTTTAACTAGAGCTACATGATTAAAACTTAAATTTCTAAAAATGAAATCATAGTATTCTCCATCAAAATATCCTGGTGTTGGATCTAAATCATAAGAATACCCTCCTGATAATCCTTCCTTTTTTTTACTTTCTACTAGTTCGACTGCATTTATATCCCAAACAGACAAATCATTTATTAATTCACGTCCTTTAATTTCTGCTTTACCTCCAATAGTCCCAATCCATTTATCTTTATTTGGTGTTTCCTGATCTACGGTAAAATGCTCATTTACAAAAGGTTTAAGATTGACAGTATCTTTAGCCTTCTTTATCTCCTCTAAAGGTCTATATACCATATATATTTTATTAGGGTCTAAACCATCTAAAGGCAATTCTCTCCCTAGATATGGAGATACTTCTTCACGAGTTATAACATTATCTGTTACAATCATATGCCCATACTCATTAACCTTTCTTTTGCTCATCTGATACTCTTTTCTATATTTTCTTGTATAACACTTTTGTTATAACTATCTGTAAATATTACATCGTACATTTTTAGCAATTCTGGATATGTATAATCATCTCTAAGCTCTTTTAATGTTGCATATTTTTGAGATATTACAGTTCCAATAAAATCATTAAAGTAACCATATTCGACAATTCCATTTGTTAGCCTTTTATCACTTTTAAACTTTCTTTTTATTCTCTTTTTTTTTCTGCAAATATATATTCAAATTGAAATTTAATATTTATCTTTATTAACTTTAAGATAGTTAAAGGAGATAAATTATCTAAATTATCAAGCAATGGTTCTTGATAATTATTTTTTTCAATATAAACCGTATCAAGAAGATTATCTAAAACTTTTGGTATATCTTCTGGCTCAACTTTTTCAAATATATTAAAAATAAAATCAGATATTAAAGATTCAAAATCGCTTTGAATAGTTTTTAAAAAATTCATATCTACAGAATCATTACTCACATTTGCTAACGCTAGAATATTTCTTAAAATATTCTTATCTTTACCAGCAATAAGTTTTGCTAACCAATATGCAAATTGAATAAAACCAATTGTTTTAAATCTTTCTATAACAAATTTTTTATTATCAATATTTATTTTCTTTACATTTTCCATAATATTTCCAATCTATATATTTTTCTTATTTTGTGGATTTTTCATATTGTCATCATCACCATTAATATAATCACTATTATTTGATACCTGTATTTGCTTAAATTTAAGTTCTATCACTGGAATATTTTCATCAGTTGTAGTTTTATACCTAAAATCAAACAATTTTAATGGTTCAAGCCTTTCAAACGTTAGATTATTAAATAATGACAATAGACCTATGCTATTTAATGACTTTCTAATACTTTCAATATCTTTTTCAGCATCAAAAAAACTACCAATGCCCATTATTTCAAAGAATTCAGAACTAACCTGTCCATTTATACTTACCTCATAAGGTTTTATATTTTGACTATCGTTACGGAAATCACCATCTTCTAATGGCTTATCAGGTATTTCATTCTTTTGAGATACATCTATTGAATAAACCGCATATATATCAAATACTGATATTCCAGATGTATTATTGTATTCATACACACTTATACTTTCTTCAATACTATCGTCAAAAAAGTCTAAAATATTCATATTCAAAAACCTAAACTATATCTATTAATCCAGCTGTAACATCTATTAAGTTTTGAAAATTCAAATCAGTAGGCGGTGTACACTCAAATGGATACTCGTAATCATCGAACTCATCACTAATACCCACACCAACAAATGGACTAGAAAATGTAAAATTTTTAAATGTATATGATATTTGTGGTGCTTTTACTACAACTTGACCAGGAATAACTATACCCAATAATGCCATTTTATTTTGAAGATCGCCAATAGCCTTAACTGCTGGAGATTTTGGATGTAAAGAAAGAGTTCCTGAAACTATAATACTTTTCATTACAGCATTGACATCACCAGTAGCTGTTCTAGATAGCTTAATAAAATCTCCTGGATCATTTATACTCATAACATTTTGATCAGAATTACCTTCAACTAAAGATATTGGTTTTACACCCAGTAAAGGGTTTGTATATGAAATCTCTACTCCAACCGAGCTTCTATCATATTGAACCGGACTTTTAAATCCCATATTAACTCCATTATTTATAAAATGTATTATTAACTACAAAACCATGGATAGCACCGCTATTGGTATAAAGAAATCCAATACCATAATCTTTTCTGCCAATTCTTTGTTCTGGATCAATAACATCGACTAAATATACAAAGTAACCTTGCGATGTTAATATTGAAGAAACATCTTGACCAACAATACGAGTCATATCTATTTTTTGATTTTCTGTAAATTCATTTCCTGACTCGATAACACCATTATTTATACCTTTAGATGCTATAGACTCCATAACAGCTAAAATCATTGCTTTACCTGCGGTATTTGGTGGAAGCCTTCCTGTATCCTGAATCAAAGTTGCTAAAGTAACCTGAATTTTATCTGACAACCAAACACTATCATAAATATTATCTAACCATGCAAACTGACCACCTACAGCACCATTTTCAGTAAAACTGAAACTATCTGCTCGAGTTGTGAATGTTGCATATACTTGATAACCAGCTTTTATCAAAGTTTCATAATCTTTATCATCATTAACATTTACTGGTAAACCTTCCTGTCTTTTACCAGCAAAAGTTATTTTTGAATTTCGCATATCATAATTGACTGAGTCTCCCATACCAGCATAAAAAGCACAATATACACCTACTTCATTATTAGTAGATGAATTTTTTTTAGAACCATACATTAACGCTATAGGAACATCAAATATAACAAATCCATCATCATTCTTTTTTCCTAATCCAGCATCAACCAATCTAATACTCAAATTAATATTTGATTTAGGGTTAGTATCTTCGGCATCATTTGACCATAACATACAAATATATTGACTATCTTTTGTTGCAGCCCATTTTGCTAAATCTATAGATACTGGGTAACCATTTTCAATAGTATCTCCGCTTAATCTAGAAGCATAAGTAAGAGCTACCCAGTTGCGATTATATTTCATAATCCTATCAAGATTATAATTAGCATCACCACCAAGGCATCCTTGTGAAATAATAGGAGAATATTTAGATGTTAATTTAAGTAAATCTGCCAACTCTCCATCAGAACATACATCTATAGTTGTTTTAAAAACATCAAATTTCTTATTTGATACAATTACAAATCTGTCATTTCTAATTACACTGACTGTCGCACCTTCGACATAATCATTTAATGAAGCTGTAATTATTTCTGCAATATCTTCTAAACATTGAACTTCATTAAATTCTTTTCCAAACTTCAATTCAAATTCATCATCATTTATATTCACAGTTATACTTGGGTTATTTAAATCTTTTACCTTGTTCACAGTAGTAGCTAAAACAGAATCCCCAACCATATAAGCTGCTGTATCATTTGAAACCCATTTGCTAAACACTAATCTTCTTGGTTTGGTTAAAGAACCTGTCCAACCTTTAAAATAAGTTTGTGCAAAAAAATATTCATCGCTTCCATAACCAAAATATTTGGCTACATCATCAGGTGATGTAAATACTAGTGTAGGGTTAGGACAAGACGGTATTAAAATATTTTCCGAAAGAACATTACCACTAAGACTAGCAGAACGAGAGAGAGAACCAACCGCCCTATTATTAATCTTAATGATTTTGTCCATTGATACTCCGAACATATCATCCTTAAAAAATGTAACTGATATTCTTGAATGATACTAAGTACAAAATTTTAAATTTTTATGTTTAAAATACCTATAAGACCAAAATATCCTAATCAAACTGTTAGTTTTGTTGGTAGTAATCAACAAATAACTTTTAGATTATACTTAAGGGATAATAATTTTTATGCTGACCTATACAATGGTGATAAAGTTGTAGTTCTAGGAGTTCCTGTAATTCATAAGAAACCTTTAAATCAATATATTACAGAAAATAACATAAATGGATATTTATTTGCTATTTGTGATAACGAAGCTCAAGAAATGACACTTAGTGATTTAGGAATTACTTGCAACTTCTTTTTTTCAAATGAATTAAAGGATTTTTAATAATGTCAGGATTTAAATGTAATTATCATAATGAACAAAAAGGAGTAGATTTTAATGATCTATATCTTGATGATGCTGGAGTCATTGCTTCGTTTAAAAAAAATGATGTTGATGATAGAAAAAAAGAAATTATACAAACATGTAATAATAGAATAAGACTATTTTTAGCTGAATATGACTTTAATACAAAATTAGGTATTGATTGGAATGGATATTTTAATTCAAATCAAAAAAATATCTCTCGATCACTTAAATCTAAACTTATACAAGAGATATCTAGTGTCAATGGTGTTGTTGCTGTATCTTCTTTCAAATATAAACCAGACAGAGTTAAAAGAGTTCTTAATATTGATATAAAAATAGAGCTTTTTGATAGCTCAACAGAAACTATTAATTTCAATAGATATATAGGATAAGAATAAGATGTTACATGGAAGTTTAAAACGCATTTTAGAAAAATATAAAGATGCTGGTTTAGTTTTATCTGAAAGTTCTTATGAGGAGCTAATGAATAAATTAAATCTTCAAAAGCAAGGATTTACTCCTAAAACTTTTGATGAAGTTTATAAAGAAATAACAAATATTTTTAAAATAGTATTTGGAGATGGTTTTAATATTGATCCAGCATCTCCTAATGGTTTATTTATTCAAGAATTGACAAATAAAGCTATAGAAAATGAAAATGTAAAAACATTAATTTTTGGTGGACTATACAATCCTGATATTACTAGAGATATATGGCTTGAAAGCTTATGTAAACTTCTTGGTTTAAATAGAAAATCACCTTCACAATCCAGTGTTATCTGTACGATATCAGGAAAAAAAGGTACTAAGATACCTAAAGGTTCTCAAGTAATGTCTACAGAAAAAGATTATTTCTATCTTATAGATGATGTAATTATTCCTGAAAATGGCTCAATTGATGCTACTTTTTTAAGCAAAGAAGTTGGTTTAGTTCCTGTTAGCGCTAAATCTATCAATAAAATTGTCGATAATATTGTTGGTTGGAATGCGGTTATAAATAATAATACTGGTTCATTAGGATCATATATGCAAACAAATGCTAGTCTGAGAAGAGATAGGGAGGAATATTTGTATTTGCAAGGTGCTGGATCTATTGGTTCAATTAAAGCAGCCCTACATTCAACAAAAAATGTAATTAGTGTTTATGTCAATGATAACAAAACAAACTCGTCGAAAACCATTGATGGTGTCACTATCCCTGCTAATACAATATACTGTGCTGTAACTGGTGGAAACGATAAGGATATTGCAGCTTCAATATATAAAAAAGCACCTCCAGGAATTTGTCTTATTGGAAATACAACAATAAAAGGCTATGATAGTGAAAATGATATTAGTTATGAGGTATCCTTTCAAAGACCCAAAATCACGAATGTAAAAATAAAAATTGAACTTACAAATAATGACAATTTACCAGCTAACTTAAAAGAATCTGTAGCCAAAGCTCTAGTAGATAACTTCAATGGGTTATCAGATGATATTCTAAAAAGGGTTGGTATTGGAGATATTATAAATGTTTCTAGATTCTATCCAACGCTTTTAAAAATGGGAATATTCTTAGTACAAAATATAAAAATAAATGATACTAACGAAATACAGTTACCAGCTGACCAAATAGCTGTGCTAGAAGAAAAGGATGTTGAGGTTGTTTTGGTTTAAAATTTTCTAAAAATATTAATATCTTCATCTACTCTATAAGCATAAGAACCATATATTAATATTAATTCATTAGTTGGCTTTAAACTACATCTTAGCCATTTAGGTAAGCTCTTAAGAAATTCATCTTTAGACTTTGGTCTATATTCTTCTAATGGGTGAGAACCTAAAAAATCGCAAACCTCTAAATATTTTTCTCTTGGTATTTCATCATATTTTGCAACATCAAATTTATCATTAAGTTGTGAGTAAATACCCTGAAATGTTAATAATGGCTCTTTCTTTAATTTAGCCTTAACCATATTTCTAACATGAGCTTTCATCTTTGGAGTTAAAAAGTCAGTTGCTAGAGATAATTTATTTTGCAGATCTTCTACTTTACTACTCAATATTTCTATTTGTGCTTGAGTGTCATTAAAATTATCATTAACAGCAACACCATGTTTGAAGTAGTCATTTAGAACATCGTAACATTCTTCCTTATATTGGAGTATTTTTTCTCTAATTTGATTGTTTTTAACTTTTTTATCATCTATACCGAATAACCAACCATTTAAATATTTCAAAGGTAATAAAATCATTGATTGAGTACCGCTATTTGTAGGTATGTCCATCATGGACATACCTTTAGAAAGTATTGTATCTCTTTTTATTCTTTTAAGTTGGGCTTCCCATTGTAAACCTATTGATTGAACAATATTTTTCATAGCCACATAATGCTGTCCATTATGCTCAACTGCTAATAAATTATCTTCATGGAATTTTATTGTTTGAATTTGCATGTTATTCTCCTGTATTTTTACGATTAACTTAATTTGGGTGGTTCGTAACCTATACAAGAAAGGTCTTAGCTATTCAATATATTCACTAAGCCACCCAAAACTTGAAAGATATAAATATATCTATAACTGAATTGGTTTGGAATGTTATCTTATTTGTACAGTTAGATATTCTGCTTGTATGGGCTACGACACCCAACAAAAAGAATAAAATAAAACATTTTGAAAGTCAAGTGTGAACATATCGGGGAGTTGAAACCCATGGTGCAAATAAGAAACCATGCCCTGTATCTTTTACAGTAAACTGCTATTGTATAGATACAGGCTCCCCGAACTCTTAAAACTAAGAATAAGGAATATAGATAATTTGCTTATAATACATGGGGGTTTCAAGCCCAACATTGATATTATACTAAAAACAAGGAGAATGTTAAACTTTTAGTTATTAAAATATTGCTCCAAATAGTTATTTGTATTTAGGTATTCTTTAAAACTCTGTCTATATCCTAAAGCTGTGTTTGTGACTATGCCATCATTTCTGATATTAGAGCAAATGTCATAAGTTAAAACTTGTTTCTTTAGTACACCACTACCATTATCACCATTTACAGCGTACCAATAAATTATAAACTTACCGCCTACTTCCATATACTCAGAGGGTTTAACCATAGAAAATAAATTGGTACAAGCACTATAAGCCAAAAACATATCATTTGTGTTAGGTGGTGCAAACTTTCTTATCTCAATAGTACCAGAACTATCTATTTTTGTTACTCCACTACCTGGATTATTAAAATTTTTATTACTTGCCAATTCAGCTTCTACTTCTTTTGTTAGTTTTGGTAATATACTATCATCTGTTGATGCAATAGAAATTGTTACAGTAAATAGAGATATACCTAATATACAAATCATTTTTTTAATCATGTTCTAATCCAACTTAACTTTTCCACTACCATACTGTACTATAAAAGCAGATATTACACTTTGATAGTTCCATCCATTTTCTTCAGATCTTTTTTTAAATTTTTCAAGAGCATATTTATTAACTCTTAACGTAATTGATTTACTAGTTTTCTTTGTACTTTCAATAGTAGACGATAGCTCTTTCTTTCTTTCATCATTAACTGTCTTAAAGTTATCTTGGTTATAGCTTTCTTCAAAATCTTTCTCAAAGTCTTCTATTCGCTTTAATGTCATAGTTTTTTATTTAGCTTTATGTTTCTAAAAGTTGTTATCAAATTAATTTAATTTCTTAATCTTTATTTTACAAAAATTTTAATACAATGTAAATACAATGTAAATACATAAGCATTAAGTTTCATATTTAAAAAAGCATTTGCGTAAAGCCCCTAGCTTAGATATGGGAAGTATGTCAAGGCACTGTTTGATAAACTATCCAACTCTACTTATATTAGAAGTATAATCATCTAGCCCAATGCTAAAATCATATAATTTTTTAGTGACACTTTTAGCAAACTCTTTTGCATCATTTGCTTTAACAGTCATATTTTGAACTGTTATATTTGATGTGGTTGATGATGTATTATTCGTAGATGTTGATTGTGATTGTTTTTTATCGCCCGAAAACCAATCCATAATTAATTTTGCAAATTCAACTCCCCCTGCATTTGGCATATAACGTTCCATTGACTTTCTATCACCATACATAAGATCAGTTTTTGCATTTTCTAAACTATTAGAAATTATGCTTTGAATGTGTGCTATTTTTGTTGCACTATCAACAGCATTATTGTCTAATTTAGTACTTTTAGCTTTGTATTCTCTATAATCATCACTAAGTTTTCCTTTATTTGCTAACTGTATAATAGTTCTAAAATTATCAATATCTAAACCATGATTTTTAGCCAAATCTTGCATATTACCTTTACCATTAAAACCTGAGTTATTCCACTCATCTGCAAGTTTTGTTCCTAATCTTTGAATTATATTGCTGATATTCATTTCTCTGTAATTACCTCCAACCTTCTGAGCTAAATATGATGATAAAGCTGTTCCTTTGCCTGTCTGTGCTTCATTTATCATATTAATAAGATTATCGGCATTTTTTTCATCATATCCAAGTTCGCCAAAATCTTGTCTAAATCCTTTTGCTTGAGCGGCTGAAATATTTTTTCCCCATACACTATTAGATAATTCTGTAATATTATTTGCTGAGCTAGTTATGGTATTAAGAATTTTATCTAAGCTTAATGCACTTATCATACCCGCTAAACCGCCAATTATGGGTTTAACAAAATTATCTTTCATAGTTCCGCCCATTTTATCGGCTATTTGGTCAGCCAAGCCCTTATATGTGCCATCTTTTTTTTGCTGTTCTTTTTCTTTATCTTTCTTTATAAAATCTAAGGCATTATCAGCATTTTTCTGTCTTAGGTATTTTCTTTTTTCAAACAAAGCATCTTTTTGATCTTGAGTTAAATAATCATCTATTTTTTTCTTTTTAACATCATCTTTATACATTGATATTTTTTCTATTGCCGACAATTTTTTAAATTCTTCTTTTTCTTTATCTTTTGATATATTTTCAGATTTAATACTAGCTGTTTGTTGTTCTAACTCTTTTTTGTAGTTTTCTCCAAACTTTTTAACTATTTTTTTGCCGAAAACTTCTTCTAAGAATGACTTCAAATTACCAAAATCAATATTAAAAGTTATATTTTGATTATCTTTTAGCTTATTTTTAAAACTATTTAAATCTTTCTCTGCTTTTGTTGTATCAAGACCAACTTCAATTCCAAAAAAATCTTCATTATTTGACATCTATATTTTCCTCGCTATATTGTATTTGTTGTGGCTGTATTATTAATTCACTTTCCCACATAGGACCATTAGTTTCTAATATCGAATTAATTGCAAATATTCTGTATTCAATATTATTATCTTTATTATTAAGTGCTCTATATGTTGTATCTAATATAATTTTTCTACCAGCATTAAAATTATGGTTGTAATACATTTTTGCTTTAAAATAAAGACTATCTACGACTGGATAACCAATCATCCCATTATCTTTATTCAACGTTAAGCTATTTGATCTTGATGAATGATTTGATAATAATTGAGAAACGTATATAACTTTATTTTTAATTCTGAAATTATAATCATTATCTTCTAAAAGTTTTTTAAGTTGTGATAGTGCTGTGTCAGATTCATAATGAAGATTTGATACTTTTTTTGAAACAAAACCACCATAATCGTCAAATACAATTTGGAAATCATCATTATTCTTCTGGTTATATTCTTCAACTATTTCTCTTGCTAATTCTTTTATATCTTTTTCATTATTTATAGTAACTGGTTTAAGTATTGAATATGTAGTTTTTCCCATTGAATTGGCTGTAATGTAGAATGGTCTATTTTTATCGTTCATATCCATCATAGCTATTGCTATATTTCCAGAATAAACTAGAGGCAAATTATTTGTGTATTTATTATCTCCCTTTTGCTGCAATATTTTTTCTACTGATTTATAGTCATCATTACCAACATCTAAGTAACCAGCATAAACTTTAATCGCATGATAATACTGTAAGCCAAAAGAGTTATAGCGTGTTAAAACTTCACAATCTTCTCTTTTCATTCCAAATATACAAATACTAGCTGTATTACCATAAACATTCATTTCTTCTTTTAGATTAGCGCTTATATGTAAACTATTTGGTATTGAATAACCTATAACAACTTTTGTAGCACTTCCTGCAATATCTGGAAATCTCCCTTTTTCTAGTGTAAGTTCAACTTTTATACATCGAATTTTTAGATTATTTGCATATAGCATATTTAAATACCAATTTTGACTTGCTTTGATGTTGTTCCAGCTACTATCTCAACTTTTGCACTACCTGTACCAGGTTGCACTCCGTTTACAATAAATTGAGTATTAGACGTTAAACAATCTGCCAGAGTATCTTTACCTAGAGATATATTTTTACTTTCAATGTTAGCCTTATTGGTTACAACATTAGTTTCTTTACTTACAATATTTGCTTTATCACAATTGATATTTATCGGCTTGCCTGAGCTATCTATTTCTATTCCATCATCTGATATTTTAATATATATTTTTGGTTTTTTAGCTGTGAGTTTACCTAAAACTATGCAGTCTCCAAGATTAAATTTCCTTTTACTATATGGCTTACTTATATCATGCGTAAATTTATTATCTTTGAGTTGTGTTATATCTCTTTGACAACATCCTAAAGATACTAGATCATCTTTTTTATACTCCAGAATAATACCAGCATTACTACCCTGTTGAATATTTATTGGAACATTTTTAATTATCGGTTGCTCAAATAAAATATCATTACCATATTCATCTTTATATGACTGAGTAATTATAGGTTGTACATCTAATGTGTCATGTTCATTATCACTCTTATTAACTTGAATAACTATAGCTGGTAATATAGTGTTTAAACTAAGTAAAGTTGTGTTAATAGCATTGTATACATAGGAATTCTTATTACTTAATTGTGGGTTAAAATCCATCATATAGGTTATTCTCCATGTCTATATATTTCATTTCATCTGTCCATTCATCTGAGCCAAATATATTATTATTTCTCTTCATTAGAGGCTCAAGCGCATATCTAATAGCATCTATGCAATGATTATGTTTATCTTCTAGTTTTGGCAATATATCATCAGTTCTTTTATCAACTTTATAGCTATACAAGCTAAACTCTTCTGCAGTTTTTTTGCATTGTGGGTGGATTATCACTTTGTCAAAAGACTTTATGAATGCAATGCCATCTTCAACAGATCCCTTACCTTTTTCCGCTGCTTCTATGAAATAAAAACCATGCCTTTTCAGATAACTGATTGATTCTGGTCTTGCATTATCTGCCCTTATCACATAGTTAGATATATCACTTATATGTGATATAACATATTCAATTGTATGATCAAGCTCTAGTCCCACTTTGTAAGCCTCTTCATAAATATATAACATATTATCTTTGATATAGCACTTAACCGCAGCAGTTGGGTCTTGTGAGAAACCGAAGTCCATACCAAATAAAGGCTCTCCATAACTATCATCAACTACAAAATCATCAACTATAAAATGACCCTTGAACACTTGAGCATCACTTATTACTAAAGGTTCACCAAGCCATATATGTCTATATAGCTCATAGTCTTTTCTTTTTAGTGTATCTAATCTTTCTTGCTCTAAAACATCAGGGAAAAAAGCATTATCATAATAGTTTACTTTCATTACCAAGCTATTTTCTGGTGGCTCATTAGCTACAAATTCTTGAAACAATACACCATTTTTTAGCTTGGGATTGAATGCACATATTATTTCTGACCCATTCTCTCTAACTGTTGGTCTTATAGTAATCCAGCTTTCATTAGATATTGTTTCAGCTTCTTCTATATAGAATTTTCTAATATCTGGTATAGATTTAATGTTCTCAACATTCTGATAAAGACCTGAAAATATGAATATTCTACCTGATGATTTATTTATTATTTCATCTTGCTTTATTGTGAAATATTTGTCTAGATTATAGTTTTTTATTCTTCTTTCTATAAGTCCTTTGACTGAATACTTAATTGATTTTTGAATTTCTCTAGCACATATATTATAACCATCGTTATTAAAACTTTCAAAAATTAAATAGTCTGCAATACTCCATGATTTAGCCGAACCTCTACCACCGTATAATATCTTAAATCTATATGGTTTAAAAAGTTCATAAGCATATTTATTCAGCTGTATCTTCATTCTTCTTTGATGGCTCTACAAAATAGAATTCAAATTTAGGAGGTGGAGACATGCTGCCATCACTAGATGTATGATCTATGATTTGCTTATCTAATCCAAGAAGTTTAGCCTTTCCCATTGTTGCAGATACTGCCGAACTTGTTTGCGGTATTTTTGAACTTAGGGATGTAATTCTAGCTTCTTCCAATTCATCCAATAAGCTATCTACTGTGATATTATGTCTTTTTTTATGTTCTGATCTTAATTCATTTAACCTTACCGTAATCTTACCGTCAGAAAGTAACTCACCAGCTTTTGTGTGAATAGTATTTTGCTTCATGTTTTCGCAATTATAAGATTGCCTGTAAGCCTCACTTGCATTACCAATCTCTACATATTTATGACAGAATTTTTCTTGTTTAGGAGTAAGTTTTGTCATTTACAATACACACAATTATAACTATGTGTATATTATAAAAAGTACAATTTTTGTGATTGTTTGATATTATGCCAAAGAAATGTTTATTTTCCTACCTAGAGCTTTTAATACATTTTCTATAGCATCTATTTTAGCAGTATATCTAAAGTTTAAAAGTCTCTCAAAATTTGGTTGTGCTATATTAGCCTTTCTTGCTATATCTATCTTTTTAAGATTAGATTTTAAAACTTCATTATAGAGAATGACCTTTAGTGATAGTGATGCTGGTAACTCTATACCTAATTCATCATCAGCACACAAACCAAGAGGAATTTCTCTTTTTTCATCTGCATATATCTCAAATGCAGAATGTAAGCAGTCTATAGACTCTTTTTCTAAATCTTCCAAAGAGTATACAACTGTTAATGCTTCTGGTATCTCTGGGAAAAATACAGCATAAGAATCTGAGTCATCATCTCTTTGTATAGTGTATTTATATTTCATAAACACGCTCCTTTTTCGTTATTTTATTTTTAATGCAGATTATTTAACAAATCCCGATAAGTTCATGTGAGTAGATAGTTTTGGTCATTTCCTCTTCTATACCTATTAAATGATTTGCTACACCGAACATTTTTTGAATATCTTCTTTAAGGATTCTCAAGAATATTTTAGATGATGTCCACTCTCTTAAAAACGGTGTAATATCAATACCACAGTTTTGCAATGATCTAAACAATCTATCTAAGTTAGCATCATTACAAGTTAAGTAGCTGACTGTGTATTTATCCATATTTCTAATATTTTTTAGATCAAATACAGGTTTATTATCTTTTCTCATTTGCTCAACTTCGTACTTCCATTTAGATATTTGGTTGTGATGATATTCTTTGAATTTTTCTAGTTGTTGTGTAGTTTCATCTCTCATTCTCTTGTAAGCAGATGATCTTAGCTTTTCGTTTTTAAGTAGGCGTTTTGATTCTTCTTGAGCTTCTTTCATCTGTTCATTAACTAGATTATCAAAAGTACGAATTACAAATAAATGAAACTTTGGACTTATCCACATTGCATAAGCATATACTAATTCTTTACAAGCGTATGTGCCACCATCACGCCCTATCTTTACAGTAAAGGCAGGAATTCCTGCCTTTTGTATTTCTTCTGCTAATTCTATTGTTTGTTTATTATTTATAAATAAACTTGGCTTATGTTTATTTAATCCACCGCTTGCTTTATGTAAATCTGTTAATGAATAAAAACCTTGTTCATTAGTTGAAATATTTATTTATGATATTGTTATTAAGTCTTTCATGATTACATCCTTATTTTTGAGTTAAGTTTAATTAGTGGGTGTTCAAAATCTCTGGATGTAATCATGCCGAGACGGCTATAACTTCACATAAATGCTTATATATAGCCCACCCACTAAACCTTAATAAGGAATATTGGAATAATTATACTTGATTACACACACAAAGGCTTTTGAAGACCCAATTAAAAATTTACATTAGATAAATTTAGATGTCAAGATATTATCACTTCGCTTGTTTTACTTCTTGATTTGCGATTATTAAATTTGACATGATTTTATTCCTTTTAGTTATTTCGATAAATCGGGCAGTTCGAAGTCTACTAAAAGAAAGACCGCAGGTATTTACTAGTAAACTAGCTCTTATATTTCCTGACGCTACCCGAAATCGAAAATAAAGGATAATACCAATATAAATGATTTCTTTTGAATTAAATTACTTTTAGTAGGCTTCGACACCCAATTATAATAATAAGACTAAAATGTTAGATTGTCAAATATTTAGAAGTAGTTATTAAATGATTTTTTTCTAAGTGGATTAGATTTGTTAAGTCTTTCATGATATTTATCCTTTTACGTTTTGTTTTTCGAGTTTGTGTCGGGATGTTCAGAATACGGTATGTAAACAAGAAAACCGTACATTGTAGCCTTTCCATAAAGGTATTGTATAGCTACAATCATCCCGAAACTCTTAAACAAGGTTTAGGAATAAAAAGTTGATTATGTTTACATTTTGCCGAGGTTCTGAAGCCCAACACAGCAATAATAACCAACAAATATTTTTTTGTCAAATGTCTATTTATCTAAATATTTCTTGTCTTATTGCGGGGTATACCTTATAATAAATTACTTAAGATTAAGCAATGGAGATTGAATGCCAACGATAGCTGAAATTTTTGGTTATTATGTTAGGATGTTTTACGGAGATCACAACCCACCACATATTCATATTTACAAAAAAAAGGAATGTGTAGCTATAGTAAACATTAAAACACTAGAGACAGCAGAAAGCAAACTAAACCCAAAACAAGAAAATAACATAAAAAATTGGGTTAACAATAACCAAGACAAATTATTAAAAATTTGGAATGAATATCAAATATAAAGGGGGCTTAAATGCTTATTATAAATGAAGCTGAATATATCAAAGATTATCTAATTTGGGTTGAATTTAATAACAATACCAAAGGTGTGGCTGACTTTACTACAATAGTAAATAAAGAAGAATTCTCAAGCCTTAAAGAACAAGATAGATTCATTGAGTATGGATTAGATGATACTATTTTTTGGAGAATACGAAATTCAAAAAATCAAATCATTAAAGAGCTAGACTTAGCACCTGAGTATATCTTAGATAATTTGATGGTTAAGTAATATGACTAGAGAAAGCCAATTAAAAGCTAATAAAAAATATATTGCTAAAAAGAGAAAAACACTGACACTAAACCTTTATGAAAAGGACTGGGAACTTTTAAATAAGTTTTCTAAAATAGATGCAATCTCCAATGCTGACAAATTTAGGTTACTAATACAAACTTACTTCAATAACAACTCATGTAAATAATCAGCCCACCTGCATTTTCTTAATCATCTTTAGCGGTTGGGTAGTTCACATTAACTCTAATTGCCCTTCTCTACCAAGTAATTTTAATATTTCATAATCATCTAATTTTTCCCATAACTCATATGCTTTAAAATACTTTTCTTTAACTGTAAGATGTTCTTCTGTTTGTTCTATATATTCTGCGATATCCTGAATAGTAAAGCCACCGAGATCATCATCTTTGATTGAAATTATGTAATCATAGTGTATTGCTAATGAATCCATGCTCATAATTTGGTCCTTTGGGGTATTTTTCTATACAGTCTTGTTTTAATATGCAAAGATTTATTTATTTTTTTATAGACTTCTAATAAATCTAACCTATTGTTTAAAAAGCAAAATATTTCTACATCTTTGCTTAACTGATTTCTTGTTTTTGAAAATTTAGTACTCCATTCTTTATGGTATCTTGCTGGATGTTTTATGAAATATTTATATATCTCTATAACTTTATAGAATGTGTCCAAGTCATCTATTTTTGTGTTTTTTACGATTACATTTTCAACTTTCACATCGGTAATTTCGCAAATTCCTTCATCGATTGTGTGACGCATTATCTACAACCTCCTTAATAGCTTCTTCTGTCTGCTTTATTGCATCATCCAAGCCATAGCAAACTAAAATTTTATGACCCAAAAAATGAAGTCCTTTAATAAGCTCTTCTTGAGTTTTGCTAAGTCTTCCCTTCTCTGTTTTCATCTCAACATGGATTACTTTGCCCTCAGGAAGTTTTATTTCTAAATCAGGGCTACCAGCTAGAACACCCTCTTTTTTAAGCTTCACGCCTGTCAAAAAATGTCTATGGCCACCATTAGGTATTGCTTGCAATATATATTTTGGATATCTAGCTCTAAACCACTGAACATAAGCCACTTGTATATCGTGTTCACTCATGATACTTTTAGGCACTTTCATTTTTTGACCTTATTTCTAACATTTTTAGCATCTTGCTTTTTTAACCTAGTTTTATATTTGCATGCAAAACATAAGAATCTAAATTTTTTTATGACACCATCTCTTATGCTATAAACTGCATACTTACCATTTTCTTTTTTGATGTAATAATTCATAAATTCACCTTACAAAATTTATATAGCAATAATTTGATGTTTTTCTCTCTCTATTTTTTCTATTTCATTGATTATTTTTTGTTTTTCAATTTCAAGCAGATTTTTTTTATCGGTAAGTTGATTGATTTTTTCAAACAAAGAATTTATTTCTTCTTTAATATCACACTCTTCAATTTCGATATCATGAAGCTGATCTGATAGTTCATTTAATAGCTGATCATTTTTTTGTTTATCATCTTCAACATCATTTTTTTGATCAGAAACATTTTCAGTATCAACATTTGACAATAACTGCATAAAGTGTATTTTTTTATCTTTAGAAACAAGCCTACTAGTTGCCAAATATATTTTTAAACTGTCACATTCAACAAAAAATGAGTTGGTGTTAGCGGCTAACTTTTCAGAGAAGTACTTATCCTTATCAAACTTACCACAAATTAACTTATTAACTTGTGCATAAGTCCTCGTGTAGCTAAAAACTTCTTCTGTTAGTAGCTTTGTAGCATTTATAAATTTTTTGCTCTCTACGACTCTTATTTCTAGTTTCATTGCATTATCTCCTTATGCTGTGCGTTTATAGTTTTTGAGGATTCCGTATAAATACCTTGGCGGTGATGTATCAATACGATGTTCAGTATTGGCTTGCTCAGTTGCCTCTATTGCTTCTTCAATGACATCAAGTGGGTAGTTATTGACAACCTTATCGGCTTGTTCTTCTGTGAGATGTAGATTGATTAACGAGTACCTTAAGCAATTTTTCTCATGCTCAATATCATCATCAATATCATCATCTTCAACTTCATCAAAAGAAAAAGGACAACTACTAACAGACAAAGATTTTTCATCTTCAGGAGGAATTTCTATATTCTCCATATTGTTAGTTGTTGTTTTATTATTATGGTTTATTAATGGTTTATCTATTGATGGTTTGAGTCTCGTTTTGGTACTAGTATCTATTCTCGTTTTGGTACTAGTGTTAGTCTCGTTTTGGTACTGGTCTCGTTTTGGTACTGGTCTCGTTTTGGTACTAGTTTCAACTAATAATTTGTAGCAGTTTTGCTTATTATTATATTTTTTACCAACATAATCTTTTAACTCAACTTTTTGAATAAAACCATTATCAGATAAAAATCTAATAGCCCTATCTACAGATGATCTTGAGCAAGTACATTTTTTTTGAAGAGTTGAAAAACTTGGGTAGGAAATATCATCATCATTAGCATAATCAGCTAATGATAAAAGCAACAACTTATAACCAGCTTGACTTATATCTTGCTCAAAAGCCCATTTAATTGCTCTAACGCTCATAAACTTATATCATCCGCTTTTAATTCATGATTAGTTATCTCCTGAATCCTTACTTGCCATTTGTAAGGTATTGAATTCCTAATTTCCCAACCTCTAAACTTCTGTCTGTAAACTTTTATTTTCTTATATGCAGTTGGTCTATCACCAAAATAAGAAATTACATCCGCAATCTTCATATTGTCATTATGTAAGTGTTTTGTGTGAATGTATATTTACATATATTTACATTTATGTCAATAAGACAAGGCTATATACTTTGTTGTGATTGTAAATATGTGTTTACAACCAAGAGTGCATTTAATAAAATTAAAATAATGGTAGCGAGGAGCTGAAATGAATTACATTAGTAATAAAGAATTAATAGAAGAGTTAAAAAGAACCAATATTAGCAAAGTTAAATTAGCTAAAGAATGTGGAGTCTCAAGACAATCCATATATCAATGGATCGATGGCAATGCATTCCCTAAAGGAAATACTAGAGATAAGTTAGTTAATGCACTCGGATTAAATGAATCAACCAGTACCACAACGATAAGCACAGTTATAGAAAAAGTCCATTATGTACCTGTACTTAGTTATGTACAAGCTGGAGAGTTTACCGAAGCAGATGAGCCTAAAGAAGTTATTGAATATATACCATTGCCAGCTAATGAAGCCCCTAAAAACTCGTTTCTTATGGCTGTAAGGGGTGACAGTATGACTTACGATTATTCGCCTAGTCAAAGGCTTAAAATTGATTATGCTAGATTCTCTATATCTGAAGGAGAAAAAGTGCTTGTTGATACCAGCAAGACAAATATTGATTGTCTAGTTGGTAAAGTTGTTGTTGCTCATAATGGGCAAGGCACAACTGTCAAGCTCGTATATCTTGAAGAAAAAGGAATTTGCCTAATGCCTCTTAATTCTAGATTTCAAAACAATGACGAAATTAAACGACCAGATGAAGCTAGAATTATTGGACAAGTCATAGACGTCATAAATAAGAGAAATTTTAGATAGTTTCAGTAGCTAGATTATTTGATATACGGCTGTTAGCTCTTTGAAATCAAATTTGAGCTGGATCATTTTTACTAGTAATAATTATGATATTTGTTATGTATGTTTCTTTTCAGAATGATGAATAAAGTCCAATAAGAACTTTCTAACTTTAGCTGTATAATTTTTACCCCAGAACTCTTTTATTTCTTTAAGTTCTGATTCTGATACTTTTACACTAAGCTTTTTATCTTTAACCTCTTTTTCATCATACTCAAGTTGACTAGCTAATCTTAAATTTTCAAGCTGATCAAAAGTCATACTTTCATAATTATCTACTTTAGATAAATCATGACTATCATTATCATAAACAATATCCTTATCATCTATACCATCCCATATTTTATTAAAACCTTTTTTCTTGCTCATAATTTACTCCTTGAAAAACCTTTTTATCTCTCTTTTATTACACTTACGAAAAGAAATAATCCTATATTTTCCATGTCTTATTGTTGCTGTTATAACAACCTCTCTATTATTTTTCTTACCAAAAATATTATATCTACCTTCTGTGTAATCTTTCCTATCATCGAGAGTAATACGAATTACATTCTCAGGTATAACATCTCTTGCATCATTAAAATCAAAACCATGTTTTTCAATATTCTGTTGGTTTTTATTATCATCCCATTCAAACATATTATTTTAGATTTCAACTATCTATGTATTTATTATAGCATATATCAAGATAATAGCAACCTTAAAGGCTACCCTTAAACATACCAAATATTATAGCATCACTAAAAAAGATGATTTTATTACTACTAGTAGTATTGAGATTAGTTTTTTCATAGTATCAACCCTCTTTCTACTTTATGATCCAAAATCTCTAATATCTCATATTCTTTTTTTATTTTACCATCAGACATATATGTCCTTACAAGCATTCTTATATAAAACAATTCACTACCGCCAAGACGCACATTATTTAAAACATAACTATCAAAAAATACATCATCAGACATAATACACTTGATCTTAGCATCATTATCTAAAAACTCCCACTTTATACCTCTCTTTGATGTTGGTGTCAATAATCTATAGTAATCAGTCACTACATTTTCACTTTTCAGTTCTGCGACTTCAGATATCTCATCTTCTGGCGTGACAACTCTTTTTCTCATTAATAAAGCATCATCTTTGTTAATTGAAACATTGCTATTTTTAGATGTTAGATTATAAGAATCTCTTTTATTATTACCAATGTGATTTGTTATGTTAATTATAGAGTTTTCTATTTTATTATTTGAGAAAAACTCATTAGCAATATATTTATCAACGGTAATCACATTACCATCAACATTTTCAATATCTGTTTTATTACCGTAAGTGGTTATTTTTCGTGGTTTTTCTCCTAAAAGATGCTTTTTAATACTTATAAACGATGCCACTCCTCCAATTATCACACACCCATACTCAATAGCTTGTAATAGGTCAGGCGCATACTTAGTAACAACATCAGTTACAAATTCAAAACTACCTTGCTGTGTAGACTTTACACTTAGTTTGACATATGAATTACTACATAAAACATTTGAGCTAACATCCAAAAGATAAGCCGTATTTTTTAAAATATCCACCAAGACATCTGAGTCAATAGAATTATCACCACCAACATTAATATATAAGCTCTCTTTACTTTCTATGTATTCTTTCTTTTCCATGACAAATATGTGCAAAAACAGGTTTATAGAAATTCTAGCTATTCTCAATATTTTTTGCAAAAAAACAGAATAATAGAGAGATAAAACATACGTATTACTTTTACACCTTTTCAAAAAATAAATCAAAAACTTCATCAAAAACCCTTAATTTTCATATTTTCACAACTATTCAACGCCTTTATTTTACATTATATGAAAAATATTATGTAAATATATAGTGACACAAATATTTACAAATTTATTTACATTATTTATTGACACTTTGTAAATATATGTTTACAATATATATCAACAAGGTGAGGCGAACATCTTACAACAAAGGTCGCAGGAGTCGCAAAGGAACTTCTAAACAAAACCGAGTCGCTAGAGTGATTAGTCGACTGTATTAATTATATTAGTAGATTGCTTTGTAAAGATTTTGAGTAATTCACTAATGTTTTTAAAAAAGGAGATGATTATGAATAGAACTATAGACCTATCAGAATATTATGAAGAGTCAAAACAAGATTGTAGCGATGTAGAAGATAACTTCATAAATCCAGTATATGACAATGATGGATATCTTATTGCTGGCGAGTTCAATGATGATGCTATGAAGACTTTCTTATCTGAGTGTTTAGATGAAGAAGTAGAAAGCATCTGGAACATAATTAAATCACAAAATGGCTGTCATAGCATGCACTTGATTGATTTTGATTCTGGTTACCTTGAGCACAATCACCAAATACAAATCAAGCTGAGTGATTTTTTATTGGTTAAGGCTTGGGTAAATATCAAGTTCAACATTGATTATTATGTCAATAGTCCTAAGTACGACAATAACGATGGTTGTTATCACGATTACGAACCATATTGTGCTGTTATTCATGCTTTTGAAGTTTTAGAAAATAAAAATATGCCAAATGTGGCTTAGGGTTGTTTTATGATTAATAGAAATATTGAGCAGATAGATGTTATAGATAATTTAATTAAGAACTTAAAAGAGCTTAAAAAAGAAATAAATAAAAAAGAATTATTAAGTGAAAAGTGTTTAGCCACAGATCCATTTACAGCAGGTAAAAAGAAAATTGAAAAGCTTAACACAGATCTTAATTATCAATGCTTTTACATAAGGAAAAGATTAAAAAGTATCGCTAGAGCTTACAGTAATTCTTTTTTAGATGTTGGTATAGAAAAAGAAACTTGCAGATTAAGTGCATTTCATGAGTATGAAATTTAATGTTAAAAGTTGGTGAATAAAAATGAAACTTAAAGATGTATTTAAAAAACTAATGGAAAAGTTAAAAGATAAGAAACAAATCAAGTTTGTAGATGTAACTACTATTACTCATATTATCTACGATGATTATGAATTTGTAGAGATTTTTGATAATGGCAAAACAGAGGTATTAATATCATGTATTTAGTTTTAAAAATTAAAGAATATATGAATTTTGAAGTTTTAGGTATTGACCAAGAGGTACCAATGAAGAATGAGAAAATTGCTGGAGTATGTTTAGTTTTCAATAATTATGATGATGCTTTGTCTTATGCAGAAGATAAGAATTTAATTCATAAGGTTGGGAAAGTTAATTAAGAGAGGTTATTGAGATGGAATTAGTAGTTAAAAAGACTGTAGAAATACAGCACAATATGCAGTCTGTTAAATCAGAAATTGAGAAGCAATTAAAACAATATGATGTTGTCGTTACGGATGACACTGTGAAAGATACTAAAAAGCTAATGGCTGATATCAACAAGAATAAACAAGCTTTTTCAGATGCTTGTAAAAAATATCTTGCTGAGATTGAAGCTCCAGTTAAGGCGTTCAAGTCTGAACAAAAAGAGGTTGAAAGCTTATTTGTTGATGCTAGTTTAAGACTATCTAGTCAAGTTGATAAGTTTGAATCTAAAAAACTTGATGAGATTTCAGACATTGTTATTAATACTAAAAATGTTATGTGTAATGAGAAAGGTATTAATCCAGATCGTGTAACAGTTGAAGACTTAATTAAGCTTTCTGCTGTTACTACAACAAATAAACTTGCAAAGACTACTATCACAGCTATCGAAAATAAAATACTTCTTGTAGAGGCTGAGATACTAAGGGAAAAGCAAGCTGAACAAGAGCGTGAAGCTGAGAAAGAACGCATAAGACAAGAAGCTATACAGCAAGAACGATTAAGAGTTGAACAAGAAAAGTTAACTCAGCAACATCAAGAAAAAGTAATTGAAGAATCAAAACCTGAGCCAGTAATTCAAGATGATGGTAAAACATTACATAAAGTTTTAGTTGAGTTTAGCGTTTTAGCTCCTAGTCATATACCTTATGAAGCTATTAAAAATAAGGTATCAGAAAAATTAATCTCTTTTGGACTTAAGGAGTTTGTAATCAAATAAGGAGTTTATCATGTTTGATTTTAATGAATCTGATTTTAAATCAAAACCAAAATATACTATGCATTTTTTAGAGCAGAATACGCCTGAATGGCATAGTGTAAGAGCTGGAAAATTTACAGCTTCTAACATTAATATACTTCTTGGTAATGGATCAACAAGAGACAATATTATACTCACTAAAGCAGCCGAAGTTATAACTGGCAGAGTATCTGAAAGCAAACTCAATACTAAAGATATCCAAAGAGGAAGAGAACTTGAAAGTGATGCAAAAATCGCATACTCAAATCAATATGGTATTGATGTTGAAGATGTGGGTTTCTGCGAACTAGACCCTTTCACTGGTGTAAGCCCTGACTGTTTTGCTGGTGATGATGGCATGGCAGAATTTAAGTGTCCAAATGATGCTAATTTTCTAAAAATAGTAGCTGGAGGATATCAAGAAATATCTTCTTTGTATATGTATCAAATGCAAATGCAGATGTGGGTTTGCGAAAAGTCTTGGTGTGACTTTGTAATATTTAATCCTAACTTTGAAAAAAGCAGTTTCAAGATAAGAGTTTATCCAGATGAAAAATATGTCAAGAATATTAAAGAAGCTATAGAAAGAGCTAGAAAAGAGCTTAAACAATACATTAAAAATTTCAGAAAAAACATAAATGGAGATATATATTATGAACAATCAACAAGTAATGTTGCATGATGGCTATGATGTTAGTACTGCTAGCATAGTTTTAGATAGTAATAAAATGTCAACTATCTTTAAACTTGCTGAGTTTATGTCTAAAGGTGTTGCAACAGTTCCAAAACACTTACAAGGCAATCCTGCCGATTGTATGGCAGTTATAATACAAGCTTCACAGTGGGGATTAAATCCTTTTGCAGTAGCTCAAAAAACACATTTAATAAATGGTGTGTTGGGTTATGAAGCTCAACTTGTTAATACTGTTTTACAGTCTGCTGGCTTTGTTAAAGGTACTTTTATTTATGAGTATAAAGGAGATGGTAATAATCTTGAGTGTAGAGTCGGTGCTAAAACAAAAGATCACGGTGATGAAATACTGTATGGAGAATGGTTAAAATCTAGTGATATAACAATTAAAAACTCGACTCTTTGGAAAACTAATCCAAAGCAACAAATAGGTTATTTGCAAATTAAAAACTGGGCTAGAAAATATTATCCCGGTGCGATTCTTGGTGTGTATACAGAAGATGAAATTGAGAATATACAAACTCAACAACCACAAAAGGCGATACAAACAAACACTCAAAATGCTTACCTTAAAGAAATTGAAGATGATGAAAAAGAAAAATCTTATCAAATTCCAGAAAAGCCAAAGACTCCAGCGATAAATAAAATATCTAAAAAACGTAAGTTGTATAACTTAATGCAAGAGCATGAGATAGATACTCAAGAAAAGATTAATAGCTTTAATAGCTTTCATAATATAGATGGTAATGATGAGAAAACATTTGAACATATTCTAGAAGACTTTGAAAGCTATGTAGATGACTGGCAAAACGCATTGTTATCTAATGAAGTTGAATTAATATAGAAAGCGAGGTGAGTGATGATTAAAAAATTTATGCTAGTTGTGTCTGCAGTAATTCTATTAATAATATTAATAATTGGATCATTATTTGGTATAGGTTATTTATATAGAAATTACAATGTATGGTCTTCAAATATGCAAGGTAAATCTAAATTGGCATATGCAGATCAAGAAAGACAAGTAATGATAGCTCAAGCAAAATCAAATCTTGAAGCAGCTAAATATAATGCCGAAGCAGAAGTTGAAAAAGCTAAAGGAATAGCTCAATCAAACCAAATAATTGGTCAAAGTTTAAATGATAATCCAGCGTACCTAACATGGAAATATTATGAAGTTTTAGAGCAGACAAAGAACCAAGTTATTTATGTGAGTACACAAGATAATATACCAATAACAGAATCACAAAGATTACTAAAGCATGAGGTTAGAAGTGATGAGTAAGCAAGAGCAAATTAATTGGTTAAAAGAGAATATAGATCTAGATGACTTTCAAGACTTATTTGAGAGTGATTCGTTTATTGAAGCAGATATAGAAATAACTAAAATTAAGAATAGTATAGAAATTAAAGTAAAAATACTCAGTCATGACTTAGATTGTTTATTAATTAATTCTATCCGCGATAAAATTCCTGAACATATTGATTATGAAGTTATTGAAGAATGTATAGAATCTTTATCAGATGAGCTAGAAAAAATAGCTAGCGATATAGTGAGGGATTTTTGATTATGATGATTAAGCAAATAATTAATGAAATAGCTGAACAAGTTAAAAAAGAAGCAATCAAGCTTGATGGATGTGATGCAACAACTGCAGTTTTATCTATTGTTAGAGCTAAATGTTTTGCAAGTGTAATATCCAATATCCTTGGAGATAATTTTAAAGAAGATAAAGTTAGTAAGCTTTGTGATGAGGTTTTGAATTCTATATATGAGGATGCATATCATGAATGATTTAATTACATTAAAAGAAGTGGCAAAAAAAATTAAAAATATCACGTTGTACTGTAAACATCAGAATAAATAAGCTAAATATCATGAGACATTACATTAAAGTTTACGATAATATTGCAAAACAACAATACAAGTGTGCAGCTGTTTTTGAATCAGATTTTAAAAAAATTGCAAACTTCAAAAAAAACTATGAAAACAAAAATAATATTTTTAACAATAACATATTTGCTAAAAACTGGAGTAAATACAAGTCTCTTGATAACGAAGCAATTTGTCTTGATAGAGGTTCTGGTTTGGAGCTTGTATCATGATAAACAAATTTATTTCGAGAGGCAAGTTTCAATATTATAACATCAAATACAAAAAAATATTTTGTGATTTTCCTGTTTATAGTATTGATGATAATAACTATTGCATATCAACCGGAGTATCTTTTGTATATATTGTCAATAATAGATACACAGCTGAAACTGTAGGTTTTAATGAAGATTATTTCAAAAAACTTGTGAAAAACAAATGTAAATTTGAAGATTCAGATTTTAGAAAAATTTTAAAAAAAGGAAATCATAATGAAATACACAATTAGAGATAAAAACGTTCCTGATCTATTCGATGTTGGTTATAACGTTTGGTATGAGTGGAAGAAAAAATACAAAGATATAGTACCAAAACCTAAAAAGCTAAGTGCCAAATTATGTTTGTATAAAGTATCTGAACTACAAGAGTTCTACGATAAGTTGCCTAACAATGAGAAATAACTCTGTTGACAACATCATTTTTTTATTTTAGGTTGTAGTAAAATAGTTTACGGTAAATTATATGAAAAAAGTATCTCATGAAGGTGTATTAGACTTACAGGGTTTTGAAATACCATGTTATGTATTGGAAGATGGTACTAGAGTATTATCTGGTAGAGGCATGCAGAATGCTCTAAAAATGGTTGATGATACCAACAAATTTAAACAATCAGCTGGGACCAGGTTAATAAGATATTTGAATCAAAAAAGTCTAGAACCTTTTATTTACAAGGAAAATCACCAGGACCACTTCGAACCAATTAAATGTAAAAATGGCAACCAAATAATACATGGCTATGAGGCTACAGTTCTTGTAGATATATGTGATGCTTTCTTGGAAGCTAGAAAGCATATTGAATTATCAAGCAGGCAATCGATCATAGCTGACCAATGTGAAATATTGATTAGATCCTTTGCTAAGGTTGGTATTACAGCCTTGGTTGATGAAGCTACTGGTTATCAATATGACAGGGAAAAAGACGAGCTTCAAAAAATATTAAAAGCATATATTGCTGAAGAATTATTACCATGGTCTAAAAAGTTCCCAGACATCTTTTACCAAGAAATATTTAGACTTAATAACTGGGACTTTACGGTTAAAGGAATCAATAAAAGACCCAGTGTAATAGGTAGATGGACTAGTGAATTAATATATGAGCAATTACCTGATGGAGTCTTACAACATTTAAAAGAAAATGTGCCTAAAAGTTCAAGATTGCATCAAGGATTAACAGATGAGATAGGACAACCTCATTTAAGTAAACAACTAAGTAAAGTTGTAGCGTTAATGCAAATATCTGAAAGCATGGATGAGTTTAAATCAAACTTTGACAAGATGGTTGCTAGAGAGTCTGGGCAACTATCTATGAATATCTAATTGACTTCCGTTTTTTTTTATTTTATTCTGTATGTGTTGGGCTTGATAACCCTACGCTTGCGAAGTTCAAATAATTATATAAATTATCCTTACTCTTGATGTTAAGAGTTCGGGTGGACTATATCTATACAAGACCTAGCAATAGGAAAGGCTATAGTGCATGTTTGCATATCCGCAAGTGTCATGTTATCAACCACCCGACAATTTGATAAATAAAACACGAGAGGATAATGTCATGAAAGAAATAAATATATTTCAAAATAATAACCAAGTATTAACCACAAGTAACGATATAGCTAAGGTGTTTAATAAGCGTCATAGCGATGTAATCAGAGCCACTGAAAGCCTTGATATACCTAATGATTATCGAGAACGCAATTTTGCGTTATCGTTCAAAGAGGTTGTAACTGGTAATGGAGCAATAAGAACATACAAACAGTATCATATTACTAAAGATGGTTTTGTGCTTCTAGCTATGGGCTTCACTGGCAAGAAAGCTATGGAATTTAAAATAGCTTATATAAATGCTTTTAATGCTATGCAAGAAACTTTAATTAGTCAGCAAACTAAAGAACTAAAATCTGAGATTGCAGAATTAAAAAATAATCAAAAAACTCTAACACCAGCTCAAGAACGCAAAATCCAACAAATCGTAGCTCATAAAGCTAAAAACAGCTCAGAGCATTATCAAACTATCTATCGTAATATCAAAGATAAATTTGAAGTAGGTAGCTATAAAGATGTACTTCAGTCAGATTTTAATCAACTAGTAGAATATCTAGGTGGTGATGTTCAACCTAGATCAACTATTACTTATAAACCTAATCAAGATATATTACAACCTATCAATCAAAATCTATTTGATAAGAAAGATAGTGAACTCCAAAAAATGCTTAGAGAATTTCATAAGCAAGGTCACGATGTTTACCGCCCAGTTTGTGAGTTAGATTTTTTAATTGCAACCATAAGCGATCTTAAAAAATATATTAGAGAGTCTATTATAGATTTAGAATCTAAAATGAATAAAAACACTCCAATGATAACCGATAAATTTTTAAGACCTACTTATATGTGGCGAACTCTTGGGATTGATACTTTAAAGAAATAA